GTGTGGAGATGGGGGGAATCGAACCGGAGTGGCGGAATTGCAAAGAAAAACGGTGGCACAGCCCGTTTTGCACCACTACAGCGCCACAAGCATGCGCGGAGGCCAGCGCCGAAGTCCGTAACACCTGCTTCGCTCGTGGTTACACATGCTTATACGCAAACTATGGAACGATATTCACATCTGACGGAACATCTTCCCTATTTCCTCGACGGGCGGACGACAGTTTTTAGTTCCCTCGTTCTTTGCGGCGCTTCCGCGCTTTGAGCATGTCCCCGAAGCTCTTTTGCTTCCACCAGGGTGTTTCGGCGAGCTCGTCGAGCTTAGAGGCTCTTTCTTCATCTGTGATGCGGGCTTCCGCTGCTTCCTCCACCTTTGCTTTTGCGGCGGCAGGACGTAGTTTCGCCACGAATCTCATTGCGTCGTTGACATGCTTGCGGTCAACGCGGATCATCCACGCGTACTCGTCTCCCTCAATAGCGAGCCACTTGTCCCCGCCGCTTTTCTTCTTGACTGCTAACGCGAAGATTCCCAACGCGACGATCCGCGTTGCGGTGACTCGCTCCTGAAGATCTTCGCCAGCTTCTAGTTGGACTCCTCGCACGCTCGCGAGCGGATGGATCTCAGGGGGAGCTGAGAGGATACTTCCCGGACGGAAAATGATTTCAGTCGGGGTGAACGTCAGGGATTCACCATCTGGTCCTGAGAATTTGGTGATGAACATGCCCATGATTTCACTTCTCTTTCATTGAGATTGCGACGCGGATCATGTGTCACACCCTACTCTGTAAGCGTGTGGCGCGGCAGAAGTTTCGCTGAGCGAGACACCCGCGTCTAATCAACCGCTGCCACGCCTCGATGACCCAGGCGGGGAGGTCGAGCTCATCGGCGATCAGGGCCGGATCCGGGCCGACGAGGCGCTGTTTGAGCTTGTGCGCGTATGCGAGCAGGGCGACACCGCCCGCCATGAGCAGGAAGCCGCCGATAAGGTTGCGCTCGTGAGACACAGGATTGCGCATCATGTCCACGCTTGGGACGTCATTCCGACCTCGGAGCAGATGCCTCCCCTGCTGCCTCCTCACCCAAGCGACGCTCAGCCTCTGCGAACACGGCGGATCCGCGCACACCAAGCGCATTCGCAAGCGCGACAACATGGTCCACACTCACGGTTCGTTTTCCAGTAAATATGCGCGAGATTTGCCCCTGAGACACCCCTGATCGCCGAGCAAGCTCAGCGCCACTAAGTCCCACCCGATCTGCATGTTCGCGCAGGACAAGAGCAACGAGTTCAACAAAACGGGTCATTGCATCCATGCGGTAAGTATGCCAAATGGCAAGCGTCACAAGCAAGATCAGTTGACAAACCTTGCCAATTGGCATAGCTTTATGCCCATGACAACTATGCCAATTGGAATAGCTGCTGTGATCCAGGCAGCAGCTGAGGAGCGCGGGCTTTCTATGGCAGAACTCGCTGCCAGAACACAACTGTCCTACGACAGCGTTCTCCGCAAGGTCCGTCGGCAGAATCGCTCTATCTCGGTGGACGAGCTACAAGCTTTTGCGGACGCTCTAGACATTCCAGCATCTGAACTGGTGAAGCGCACAGAAGGGAAGGGAAAACGCAGCGCTCTCGGTAGGGAGGCTACGGCCTCGTCCATAGACGCGACCGCCCGCGATAGGGGCGACGAGGCTTCGGGCGTGGTCCTGCTGGAGGCGCGCCACGTCGACTGGGACGGCGGTGACGCAGCATGACTACGGGCATGCCTTTTGAGGCGGGGCGTTGGTACTCAGCGGCACAGGTGCGGGAGACTTTGAGCCTGTCGCGAGCGACCGTCGAGCGTCTCGGCACCTCGGGTGCCGTGCGGGCAATCAAGATCGGGTCGTCTGTCCGTTACTGCGGCGCCGATCTCAACGCACAGTGCCGAGTCCTCGGGCCTGGAGCGGTTCATTCAATCTCTGCCTCAGTCAGGGGTGACGCAGCGTGATGCACAGCGACGCGGCGGAGCTGAGGGGTGAGTCCTCGTGACCCCGGGGTGGGTAACCCCGAAGGGGGCGGCGGACTACTTGCAGGTGTCTGAGTCCACGTTGTACGCGCTGCGCCGGGCCGGGGACGGTCCCCGTTATGCGAAGCGCGGGCAGTTGGTCCGGTACTCGATCGCAGATTTGGACGCATGGATGCGTCAGAACATGGAGGACTCTCATGAGGATGAATGAAAGCTTGGTGGGCGGGCGCCCGTGTGCCGGGGCACCCGCCCACCGGGAGAACACGATTAGCGGATCGCTTGCCGGATTCCTTGATGGTCGTGTTCGGGTGGCCCTTGCCGTAAGTGGCCGTGACGAAACGTCCGGTCACGGCGCTTCGGTAAGTGCCCTTGGAGGACTTGCCTCCTCCGCTCTTGCCATCTTTCGCCATGCCTGTCACCTCCTTTCATGCGAACCCAAACGCCCTCAAACGGGCGCTGGTCGCATGGTACGGACCCGCATGTGCATTTGCGTCCACCCTGCTGTGGAGGAAGGCATGGTCGGCGGTGATGCAGCATGATCCTCTGTGGAGAAGGGGGCTGCACAACTACTCGTATCGAGGCGTTGAACACTGACGCGCCGCTCATCCGTGAGGATGTGCAGCCGTGCAAGGTCCTGCGCGTCGACGGCGATCATGAGGCATACGCGGAGAGCAAGCTCCTCGAAGCGGCTGCGGCGCTGCAGCAGACGGCGCTCATCCTTGGATCGCCGCATATTCGTTGCTGGTTCGACGAAGCGCTTCTTGCTCGCACGCAGAGCGACATGCTGCAGATTCAGGATGCGGTCCTGGCGAAGCTGCAGCGCCTGAATACGCGCGCGCTCGAAGCCCTGCAGGCGTCGGAGGAACACGGCGAAGGGGGCGCAGAGTGAATCACAGAGAGACTCAGGCCCGTAAGACCTACCAGGATGCTCAGAGGGCTGTCATCAAGGCATGTGAAGACCTGCGAGAAGCGGAGATGTTCCTCGATTCCTTCGAGCGCGGTGAACGCTCAGCGGTGGGCGGCGCGGCTGCCCGCGTGGCCTCGTCGGCCGACATCGCGAACACCCATGCGTCGAACATTCGCGAGTCTGCGGTGGGCGGCGCTGCTGCGGAGTATCTCGCACGAGACGGGCAGCAGGCGTGCGGGTCACGACTTCCGTCGATCTCCGAAGTAATCGCGAATCGGCACACGACTAAGTTCCACGCCGGAGATGAGGTAGGCGAGGACTTCAACTGCATCCCAGAGCGCGTCGAGTTCCGCTCGCACGGCGAGCTGCCGGTAAGTATCACTATCTCTGCCGCCCAGAGTGATTTCGAGTGTGTCCTGTTGGCTCTGCAGTCGCTGCTTGATGTTGTCGAGAGTAGCGCCAAGGGTGGGGCCGGCGGACATGGTTGTCATTCTTCCTCCTCGGTGAGGTGTGGTGGCTGCACTGCTTCGTGCGGCCTGGCGGGTGTTACCCACCTTACCGGGGAGGGGGCCGTCCGTGGTGCGGATGGTTCGTCTTCCTCAGCATCTTCCTCCGCTTACTCCTGCGGTGCTGAGGGAGACCGCGGCCTGCCGGGGGCCAGTGCTCATACCCCGGCAGGCCACACCGTTCAGGTGTCGACCTACAAGTTTCTGCGTCGCCGCGAGGATGGTTCGGCGCGCGATTAGAGCTCCGTGGGGCCGGGTTTGAGTGTTGGTGGGTTGCGAGTCTCCGCCCGGCCCCACGGTCACCAGTTGTAAAGAAAAGCGCCCCGGCCGATTGGGGTCGGCCGGGGCAGTCCAAGAAAGGACTAACAGTCATGGATCAGGTTACCACGTCCGAGACGGTGGCGTTGAGCGCCCCCGTGTTGGAGGCGCTGCGTCGATTGGATGCGGTCATGAAGACGCGGCGGCGGCAGACGGCGGCGCAGAAGCGGATTGCGTTGGCGCGCTCGCGTGCGCGTCAGGTACAGGGAGGAAAGCGGTGAACGCGATGAATGCTGCAAGGGTGTTCGTGGCGCTGGCCCTGTTGGCGCTGGCGTG